GTCTCCTTCTTGTTTTCGTTAAATAAAATCTAATTTGTAAAACTAGTAATTTCATTAACAATGGAAAATCAAAACAATATTTTGAGAAAATCGTCAGCTAGCGCCGAGTCCCCGTGTGGACCCTGGTGCAAACCTGACTGTGGACGTTGCTTGGAGTTGGTGGAGACACCGGACCCAGCGAATCCAGATCTCTCGCTTATTTGTAAGCCGTCATTCAATGCTAGCGCTGAGCTCCCATGTGGACCTTTCAGGGAGGGGTGCAAGCGAGAGTGCAAGCTCTGCACATCACCAATTGTGTGTGAGTTTTGTCACGACCCTTCTGTCAACCGGATGGGGGGTTATGAACTCTGTGACTCTTGTGCAGGCATGACGGCCAAAGGTATATGGGACGGACACGTTGAAACAGAAGATTCCGAAGAGGAACAATCTGTGAGCGATTTCATCGATTCCTGCAAGGATGAATCCTGTGAATTCGTGCAATGGGTCCTCGACCATTACCAGATGTCCCGTGAAGATTTATCGGAGATTTGCTCCAAACTCTTCGCGGAAGACTTCGACCCCACATCTCTGTTTAAAGGTTTGGCAAATTCCTTTACGATAGTAAATGACCTGGCTCGTACCAAAGCAGTCAGGCGCTTGCACAATGCCATTTGTAAGCAGGCTATCGTGGCATCGGAAATTAAGATGCTGAGCAATCGAACCACCCAGTCACCCGATAATTCGACTGGGGGGGAAGAACCCAAGGTCATAAGACTTACCATCAGGTCTGAGATTGTCGTTGACACTAACGATGAATCCACCGAGGGGTTTGAACAGACGATAGAGTTACCTTACTCCACTATCGCAGATCACTGCAAAGATACGTTTTCCTGTACGGAGGCGTCGGGCTTTGAACCAGAAGCTCCAATCTTGTATGTTCCTAGATACGCGGTACAGATGATCCTCCTGTCATTCATGTCGATGTTGGCGGGAGCTGAGGCTGACTCATGGTTCCTGAGGGCTGCAAAGGCTGTAGACGCAGCGCCCTCAAGATTCTCATCCCTTTTGTACGGAATGGGAAGAGCATGTTGTTCCATTGCATGCGACACCAAACTTTTGCTTTCCCACGCTTTCAGAATTTCACAAAACCTTCTGCTGAACAATGCAGATGTACTCTTGGTCACTGTCCTATTGGTGATTTTAACCGTGGTGGTTTATAAAATTCTTAAGTTCGTGTGGGAGGACTATTCAATTTCAAAGCAATTCATTCCGCTTGAAGAGACTCAGATCGTGCTGACAGACACTAGACAGCTCGAGAAAGAGGTGCACGAATTGAAAGTTCAACTTGCAGAGTTAAAAGGACTCTTGATGCGTCGACCACCATCAAATCAAGAGCCAACTATCCCAGAATCCTCCACTCCATCTAGCACTTATAGATATTCCGGCGAAGGTTTTCCGAAAGGAGTTGTGAGGATAGGATCCACTGACGGCACTGAGGTGTTGTGGCGTGGTTTTGGAGCGCTAGTCAAAGACCCTGACTCGAAGAGTTATTTGGTGACTGCCCATCACGTCATCCCTGAAGAGGGAAACCTCGTTGTTAGCAGCGGTAAACCAGGTATGAATCCGTGGGTTGCACCAGTTACAGATCTGCAACCGATTATCTGGTCTAATCGTGGGGATAGAGGGGGAGATTTCTTCGTTCTTCCTCTTAGCCAAATGATCTGTTCAAAGGGAGGTTTCGCAACCTTACCTATGAGCAGAAAGGTATATGAGCAAACATGCAGAGTGTACGGGTTCAGGAACGGTGAACTTGTTTGGTCACTCGGCCACGTCATTAAAGACAAAGGACCTTTTGTCAAACATAATGGCTGGACCATGAGTGGCTTCTCTGGCACTCCCCTCATATCCAGTGGCAAAGTCGTGGGAATTCATCTATCCGGCAGTAGGTTGCCAACTCTGACCGGGTATGACAACAGAGCCATCACAATTGAACATATTTTCGGTACTCAGATTGAAACAACCGACTTCATTCCAGGCTACATGAGAAGAAGAGAAGCCGAATGGGAATATGATTCTTACGACGAAGAACGAGACCTCTATATTATGGACGTGTATGGAAGAGAAGAAGAGATGTGGGAGATTCGCTACGGTCAAGAAGACTACGGGATCAAACGCATCGAATCCTCAGAACAGCACGAACGTAAGAAATGGCGGGAGCAGGTGGATTTGGAAGATGATGACTACTGGGCCGATGAGTCCGGCTTCCAATTCACGATGAAGAGAGAGGTAGATGCATTCATCGCCCCTCCCATCTCAGAAATTCCATGGGATGCCTCAAGGTCTAACTGTGTGGCAGAAGCGCCGAAACTAATCGCTGATGCCAATAATTTAGGAGAATATAACTTCGGATCCAGCAAGTATCACCCCGAGTTTCCTGGGTTTCTCCGAGTTGGCACAGTTAGGGGGGTGAATTCAAGCAGCAAAGGAAAGGAAACTATTGAGTTCAAGAAAGCAGCAGAAATCTTTCCAGAACTTAATCAATACGTTTTCCCGAACAGAGGGGCTAAAGCTGAGAAAGCTAGCTTCTCCTTCCAAGTGACTCGCAGGCGGAAATTCTTGAACTTGAAGAAAACCGAGAACATCGCGGTCCTTAGAGATGTGGAAGACGAAATGGTCGAAAGGTATGGTTATGTACCAAATCCCTACCCAGGAAACTCATGGGAAGGAGTATACCCCTTATTGGCTAAGAAGCTATGGTTTATCATTCGACACCAGACTGTTAACCGCCAGGCTTCACCGGGTCTGCCTTGGATTCACCTGGGCTATAACACACTTGGACAGCTCCTTGATGGGGCTCCCGAGTTAGTCTTTAGAGCTGTTATGGTCCGCTTGTTTATTATATCTGAAAGAGGTTCCTCGATACCTAAGGGATCTCTGGAGCTGGTCAACGAATTTTATTGTGACCCTCTGCGGATTTTCATTAAGCAAGAACCACACTCCATTGAGAAAGCTAAACAGGAGCGCTGGAGACTTATATTCAGCGTTTCTTTTGTCGACCAATTGGTTGGAAGAGTCCTTCATCAGGATCTCAACGATGCCATGCGCGACAAGCTTTTCAGCCACTACAACATGGTGGGCATGAATCTCTCTGGAACGGAACCCCAGGACCACAAAGTATTGTGGGATTATCTCTTCGGAGATAAGGGTCCCGAGAATCCGTCCTCATTAGACATCAGTGGATGGGATATGAGCGTACTGGCTGAAGAACTTCTGTTCGAGAGCCGGGTAAGGAAGAAGCAACACAGACTCCAACCAGGAGACTGGATGGCTAGAGCCTTAGACGGATTATGCCACACCGAAATGCGCAGTGTGGTGGTCTTCTCTGACGGGACAGCCCTGGCCCAGCAACTGCCGGGGATCCAAACGTCAGGAAAGATATCAACATGTCATGGTAACTGTGTGATTCGCACAGGTGTTGGATTGGCCATGGCACGGATTGCGGGGGTGCACAACTACGATATCAGAGTTATGGGAGATGACTCGGTGGAAACCTACGTGGAACGTGCATCGGAAATTTATGAGGGTTTTGCAAAGAAGGTCAAATTCCAATCTGTGGAAGAGAGGGACTTTTGCAGCAACTTGTTCTTTCCGGATAAACACTATTCCTCCAATCCATTCAAGATTTTATTCAACCTTCTTAACCAACCTCCCTCTGTCAGAGATTACGAACTCGTATCCCAGTTCTACAGAGAGATGCAGACCCACCCTCGGTTTGAGGAGTTTGTGTCAGCCATAGATCGTGTTGGTTGGAAGGACCCCATATATGAGGAACAAATTGTCCAGGCTCAAGGAAAACCAGGGAGCTGGAAACCATATCATGGCCAGACAACGGGTGCATTGGGTTTACACTTGATCCCCGCCCATAAAGGATATTCGATCAGTCGGATGTCCCCAAATAAAGTACAAAAAGAGTCCCAAATGGGGAACCAAAGAAAACAAAAGCAAAAGCAAAGGAAAAGACAACCTCAGATTTCTCAAATGAACAGACAGAGAAATGCAAATTTTAACAGAAATGCAAATTTCGGAAACCGAGGAAGAAACGTTCCAACCAGAGCACGTGTCGGAGGAGATGTGGCTAACATCTACCGGAAGAGACACGGCAATCGCGCGTATTCAAGGAATGCAGCTGGAGTGCTTGACCAGGTGCAGTACGCAGGCGAATCCTCAACTGCAGAAGCCATCTGTAGACCAGGAGTTACGAAACTTAGCTCCGTGGGTGCAGCAGTCTATACACCCATCGTAGAACCCGAATCAGGATACTGCACTTACAATGAGAGGCGTCTCACTGTAGGAGTGGGGTCCGCAGGATGGGGTTTTGCTATGGTGAGATGGTATCTCACCGGCCCATCAGGAGGAGAGATGTCTGCAGGAGGAATCATGAACACAACTGTAGAATCAGCAGACTGTATCTACACCACCACGGCATTTGCTTCAGCAAGTTTAGACTTTGAAGCAGTGGGTCTCGGCTTGGCCGGGATTCCCGGAGTGGCAGCCACGGATACTGTCGTGGATGGGGTAGCAACCAGAACAGAGATCAAGGACTTTCCGACCACGGAATATGGCAGCTATTTGTATGCTTGCCTAGGACAGAAGATCTCTTTAGCTGCGAACAAAACCAATGTCGCGGACCGCGGAGGCCAAATCGCGGTTTTGCAAAGAAAGGGAGCAATTCCCACCGTGATGACCGGATCCATTTTGGACAACAATACTAGAGCCCAAGTGTTTGACGCATCCAATTTGACATCCGAATCAGAATTCACCACCACAAGACCCGCACTGGCATGCGGACAGTGGATTCTGCCATTCGTCGGAGACTCAGAATTCGAGGGATGGGGTAGCGCAGCCGGAACTCTCACAAACCACGACCACAGTGGATACACTATGATCGTCGTACAAGGATCAGACGGCGATGAGTTTGTATTTGACGTCCAAACGCGGATGGCCTGGGGTGGGTCACACATACCACCACAGCAGAACCACTGCAATGACGATCAAGCCTACTCAGTAGTGTCTTGTGGGAGGGCAACAGGGACTCGTTCAACGCACACACAGACGGAGTCTGACAAGTCTGTGTCGAACAGAGAAACTCATAGAGCAATGGAGAAATCAGCATCTTCCAGGGTGCCTGAATTCCTCATGGACGGACTCTTAAACATCGGTTCCAAGATGTTGAAGAGGGTCGTGGAGCTCGCCATTTAAAGAACCAATCAGATAATCCTTAAAGTAAAC